TCATTGTTCCGAAAATCCGCTTTCTTGAATAAGTTTGAGTATTTCATCCTCTCTTAATATTTTGGCGTCTTTCCCTGCATCAATTAGTTCCTGCATTTTTTTTAGTTTAACAGGACCACAGTCCGACCCTGCGCATAGTATGTTTGTATATTTTCCTATACTTCGATCAATATCAGCTCCTAGTTCTTTTAATACTATACCTAGTTCATCCCTATTGGGCCAACGTTCATAGTTCCCCGAAATGACCACCTTTTTCTTGTAAAATGGATTATTTTTATTTTGGACATTTTCAAATTCAGGGAATAATAATTCTCGTTGTATGGGGCTATGATTTTCTTTAAATTCTGCGATAGTTTGTTGTGATGATTTTATTGACTGGATGACATCAAAAGGGAAAGTTCCTTCTATTATACGCAAATATATTTCAGCACATCCTTTGGCATCTGATAGTGCATTATGATGAGCTAATGAAATGTTACAGGCCTTGCATAATATATCTAGGCTTGCATTACAATAAGTTTGTGTGTCTATCCATGAAATATTTATATTTTCTGTGATATTATAGTAAGACATTGCTTGTTCTAAACAATGTTTATCAGTATGTGTAGCTCCGTGTGCAATAATAGTATTGTTGATAATTCGTTTTCTAATCTCGGGCCAAATATTTATAAATGATGGTGAATCTTTTGTGTCTGTAGGAAAAATGCCATGAATTATTGAATTCCATTTGAAATATTCATTATTTGGAGGTTGGATAAGTGTGTAATATGTATCAACAATCTTTTTGTTTTTTACGCATGCAATACCTACTGCACAGACGGTTCCTTTATTTGGTGTTGCGTGTTCAAAATCGATGGCTACAAAATCAAATTTATTTTCTTTGTCAGACTCGGGTAGGCTATTTTTTGAAATAGAGTCTAACTGTTTTTCGATTCTTCTTTGTATTTCTGTCAGTAATACAGCTAGACATCCAACCTCTTCGTCAGAACAATATTCAATATTTCTTCTTCGTTGAAAATATTTATTTAGGTCTGTAAAATCTTTACAAGAAGTAACTTGTTTTTCATCAACATTCGGTTTTAGTTGTAAATATCTATTTGTACATTCTTGTCCTAAATTGTCGATTAAATTTTTAATTGTGATCTTCCAAGACTCAACAGATTCTAAGTATAATTTTTCCCATTTAGAGACTCTCTTTAATTCTTTCTCCAGCAATTTTTTTAGATTTGTTAATTCTGGATTGGAAGTTATAAAAAACTCATATTCAATTATCTTTTTTGTTTCTCCGCTCCATGGTCTTTCTTTTTCCGGGGTGAAGAAATAAGCTAATTTATAGGTAGAATACTCGATGAAATCAGAAGTCATGATTTTATTTATTAATATTTAGGTCTCATTTTTCCGAAAATCCGCTTGCAGCGGCATGCATTGCACCGTCGTCCCGGGGGACATCCTCGCTCTTTACTTTTTTCGATAAACTTTCAATAGTTCGCTGTTGGGAAGTTACTGTATCGATTAGTTGACTCATTTTTTCCCATACATCTGTTGGTAGAGTTATATATGTATAATTCTCTTGATGTAACTCTATTTTATTTGTACTATTATTACTAATATTTGTAATATAGGTATTAACAATATCTCCATAAATTTCTTTTAATTTTTTGAGCATATTAGGTGATATATCCTCTTTATTATTTGCTATTCTTGAGATATATCCTTGCTTACATCCTAATATAGAAGCTAATTCAACCTGTGTTATTTTTAAATCCTTTATAAGTCTCTTTATGTCAATCATTTGGAAAAACAATCAAAAATATTTGTAATAATATTTGTTTTATTAGTTATATATTCCTTATATTTGTCTTGCTAAACTTTTAGCAAGTTAGTATAAAGTAATAATATAAACAACAGTAAAAAGTATGAAAAATGAAGAATTGAAAAAGATTAAACAATGGCTTCCCCGGGGGTATGCCCGTAGGATCTTCACGGAAACAGGCATTAGTTTCATGACAATATACGCCACGATGAACGGTAAATCAAATAACAAGAGAGTTCTCGATGCCGCTATTGCTATTGCTAAAGAAGAGAAAGTTAAGGCCGAAAAAGCTAAAAAAGAAGTATCAACCCTTTAATTAACCAAAAATCCCGCTTATGGTCTGGACAACTTTCAGCGGGATTAAAATCTTACATTATGGAAACAAATTTACGACAATTTGGCCAAAGTGCCAATCTTCCAGCCGGAATATTTTCCGGAACGGAGTTATTCGCCCGGAACGGGCAAATGTACGCGATGTACAACGGTACTCGAATGAAGTTTGAAGATTTACCCGGCATGGAAAAACGCAATTTTATACAAATGTATCTCGAGGATAAAGAAGGTCAAGACTTTATCCGGAAGCAATTTGGGATTGTTGGTTTCGAATCAGGATTTAAACAATGGTTGTTTTGCCAGTTTGGTAGCTTGGATGGTGATCCGGATTTTGTCGATGAGAAAATTACTCCGGACCAGTATAATTCGGCCTGCCTGAAAATTGATTGTCCCGGCCGGGGAAAATTTTGTAGCAAAGCTATTGGATTGAAAAGTTACGAGGTTGAAACTATTCGTGAACTTAAAACCGGCAAGACAGCAAAGGAGGTCGCATCTAAACTTAATGTTTCAGAGGCCGCCGTGAAGAGTAGAATCGAGAAGTTGAAAGATCGCTATAATGTTACAAATATTGTCGCCCTAATTGCGATGTTTACGGAATTAGGTGTGTGATTGTTTTGTGTTTTGTTGATCCGGGGAAAAATTATTCTTCCCCGGTAAATGGGAAGAATCCTGGACGGTAAAGTGTAAAGGATGGGCTATTCCGGAAAAGCTAACAGAAGCATCCTGAGGGTTCGAATCCCTCTCTTCCCTCAGTTTCCTAACTTAAAAAAGAAAATTATGACAATAAAGAAATTAAAAGATCTGATTGATGAAAAATGTCGATATCGAGTTGCTGATTTCGAGATCGCTCAAGTAAAAGCGGCCCAGACTGGCTTGCGTGTTATTTTTTCTTCTTTTATATACCATGAACCTACACCATTTATTTGGAAGGTGATTGGTGTTGTACAACGGCCCAATCGAGATCGATTGAGAGTAGAATGGGATTTTGAAGGTCGCGCTACAATTGCCGGAGAACGAACACCAGAATTTGATTTAAAACTTTGTGTGTTATGACAATGTTGACCGGAAGACGTTATGGTGAAACACTCGTTGCATTTTTCACCATGTTACAACTCATGGATAGATATATATTATCGAAAGATAATGAAGGCTATTATCTTAATGTTAAATTACATGGTCATTCGTCGGTCATTCGGGCGAGTAATTTACATGTGCTATATGTCGAGCTTGGAAAATGGCTCGTAACCTTACCTAAAAATTACTGGAATCAAAAAAAATGATCTTATGACTCTATTAGACACTATTATAGTAATGATTGCTTTTTTGGATGTGCTAATGTGTTTAATGCTCCTCGCTTCTTGCATGGTAAAAAAACACTAATTGAAAACGATTTGAAACGATGATTGAAGTATGAAAAATGATAAAATACAATATCTAAAAATACAATTTATGAAAGAGTGGAACTCAACGAGAATAAAGGTATTCGATGAATTATCTGATAATCAATCAATGTTCTGTTGTTGTGGAAAATTAGCGACTGGGCTCCATGAATCTAATTGCAGAAAATTTAACGCAAAAGTTGATGCCGAGACTGTATATAGACTTAGAGAAAAATTAACTAAGAAAACGATTTGAGTATGGTAACAATAACAGTAAAAGATAGCAAATCCAATCAGGAAATGATTTTAAGAATCAGCAATGATAATGACGAAACTGCAACTGTAAATGTGAAATTTAATCCTCCATTGGAAACAGAAAAAGAAGAATATTCTGAATTATGGAATACAATGGCATGTAGAGTAATTAATGTTATTAAAGAAGATTAAAAACGATTTGAAATAATGGAGAAGAAAATAATACGTGTGTTTCCCCGCCGTACGAATGCTACCCCTGATGATGAAAGTGTACGATCGCCACGACTCCGGGCTTATGGGAAGAAGCGGACGAAGTACATATTTCGGTCGCTTTTACATGGGATTTACGCTGGGCAGAATGGGCGGAGAAACAATGGAGATCGGTAGCCCCGGTTAAAATTGGCGGACCCGCTTTCAACTCGCCGGGTGGTTATTTTGTTCCGGGGATGTACATGAAAAAAGGTTACGTGATAACTTCTCGTGGTTGCCCGAATCGTTGTTGGTTCTGTGCAGTACCCAAACGAGAGGGATACGCATTGAGAGAACTTCCGGTGATAGATGGCTGGATCGTGACAGATGATAACTTATTAGCGTGTTCCGATCGGCACATTAAAGAAGTGTTTGATATGCTAAAACGGCAACCGGATCGTCCGCAATTCGTGGGAGGATTGGAAGCTAAAATACTAACCTCGGAACGAGCGAAACAATTAAAAGAACTGCGTCCAGAAAGCCTGTTTTTTGCGTACGATACTCCTGACGATCTTGAACCGCTTAGGCAAGCGGGTAAATACCTATTCGATGCGGGTTTTACAAAAGCCAGTCATGAATTAAGATGTTATGTCCTGATTGGATATAAAGGCGATTCCTTCGAGAAAGCAGAGAAAAGATTGCGAGAGACTTGGGATGCCGGGTTTATGCCTTTCGCAATGCTATACCGAGATTTTAAAGGCGAAGTATCAACGAAATGGAAGCAATTTCAACGGGAGTGGGCTAATCCAATTATAGTAGCAAGCAATTTGAAAATCAATTAGAAAACGATATGAACAAAAGAAAATATACAACAAATCTATATATAGAAATAGAGGATTACATTGCTTTCATTCGAGCATTACGTTGTTATCCATCGTACAAGCTTGCTTGTATTAAAATGTGTTACAGTGAATGTCATGATCGGATATATCGTCATTTTGGGTTCATTCGAGTCACTATCGAATTTGAAATAGAAACGTGTAACTATGGTATTTGTATGTTTCATTTTGGGATGACATTTCAACGAGAACGAAATAAACTAAAATTAATTGGTTGCTAACTAATTAAAAACAATTTGGAGCATGGATGCAAAGAAATACAAGCGAAGAAGTAATATCCTATACCGATTACGGAGAAAGAATATTCGGTGTGATACAAGAGAAATGACTATTTATTTCCCGTACGGAAAGAACCCGTTTGAGATATTACAAATCCGGCAACTTCTATCTGAATTTAATTTCGTTGTACAACATTATATTCCTGATAATAATGAGAATTAAACATGCAATCCCGTGTCACGGTTGTTTTCTTATCGTGCAACCTGCCCGGGGAGATTATAGAAAACGATGTTTCTTGGTAAATAGCGAGAAGGGAGAGTTGTACGAGTTGGAGGATCCAGAGACGGGAGAAATAAGTAAAGCTATACTGTTAGACTATTACACGTATGCTGTCTCTAAAATTCCTGATTCTATATGTTATCTTGCCTACGGCATGGGAAGTAAAGTTATAGTGCCTGCTTTGCAAGAACGTTTCCCGGTGTTAAGAGACAACCACGAGGTTGAAGTTTTAATTCTAAAGAGAATAGATTAAAAATTTAAACGATGCAGATTAAAGAAATTATCGATCGGATAAACGATGATATTGTCGAGGTTTTAAGTCATTATGTCGAATTAAAGAAAAATGGACATAATTATTTGGGTTTATGTCCGTTTCATCCTGAAAAAACCCCCTCGTTTACTGTTACTCCAGCGAAGGGGAAGTTTAAATGTTTCGGGTGTGGTGAAGGCGGAGATGTTATTGACTTTATTAAGAAACATGAAGGAGTTGAATTTCTGGAAGCCGTTAAAATCGCGGCGGCAAAATTGGGAATCGATTTCTCCTGGAAAGAGGATAAGGATTTTAACGAGCGGGAGTATAAGCACCAGGAAGCTTTGCATATTGTTTGTAATTCCGCTTTAGAATATTTTAAAGAGTGTCTTTTAAAATCTACCGAGGCCCGAAAATACATTGAGGATAGAGGTTTTTCGATTGACAATGATTTTGATCTTGGTTACGCTCCTGCCGGTAATCGATTTTTAGCCTGGGCGAGAGAAAAAGGGTTGAGTACCGAATTATTGCTTGAAGCAGATTTGATAAAAAAAGCAGATGATGGACATTTGTACGATACCTTCAGGGATCGTGTAATGTTTCCGATCTTTTCCGCCACGGGTAAACCGATAGCGTTTTCCGGAAGGGTATTAAAAAAGGACAGTAAAAGTCCCAAATATATAAATTCATCCGAATCTCCTATTTACAAAAAAGGAGATACTCTTTTAGGGTTAAATTTTGCTCGTCGCTATATTAAAAATGAAAATAGGGTCTATCTTGTCGAGGGTAATTTTGACGTGTTGAGAATGTACTCGATAGGTGTTCCTAATACCGTTGCTCCTTGCGGAACGGCTTTAACAGACGAACAAATAAATGTCTTATCTCGTTATACAAGAAGTGTAACACTACTTTACGACGGTGATGAAGCCGGGTTAAAAGCCACGGTGAAAAATGCCGAGGCTCTAATTAAAAAAAAGCTGAATGTTGATGTTATTCTTCTTCCAGAAAAAGAGGATCCAGATTCTTATTTCACCTTGTTAGAAAAATTTGAAAAATACAAGGATGAAAATGCCATTGATTACATCGTGTGGAAAGTAAAGCAAAACCAGGGGAAATGTAGGAATCCCCAGTTCAAGTCTGAATTTATGAAAGAAGTTGCCTTCCTGGTTGCGCAGTACGAGGAAACGAGTATTCACGAGGTGTATATAGATTCTTTTACCGAATACGTTAAACCTCGAAAGGCTTGGCAGGATGCTGTTGCTCGATGGTTAAAAGATAAGTCCCCGTCAGAAAAAAGTAGTCTGATTCCTAAAAATATATCGCTTGGAGATTATCAAGAGCATGGCTTTTATATCGATTCTAATTGTTATCATTTTGCTGACACGAAAGGGAAACCTCGCAAGCAGAGTAATTTTATATTAGTGCCTTTATTTCACATCGAAAGCACAATAAACGCTAAACGGACATATGAAGTCGTGAACGAGGACGGGATCCGGAAAGTTATAGAAATTGCACAGAAGGATTTAAACATGATTTCCTCTTTTCGATTAAAAATCGAAAGCTTGGGAAATTTTTGGTGGAATGGTTCTGATTCAGATTTAAATAAACTAAAAATTTGGTTATACAAAAACACTGAAAGTTGCATCGAGATAACGCAATTAGGTTGGCAAGAACAGGGATTTTTTGCCTGGGGAAACGGTATATTTGCCGGTAACGAGTTTAAACCGGTTAACGATATCGGTATTGTAAAACACGAGGGTAAATCCTACTATCTTCCGGCTTTCTCTCGCATCTACGAGAAAGAAAAGAAGTTATTCACGTTTGAGCGGAATTTTATACATTTAGAGGGGAACATAACGCTAAAAGAATACATGAAAAAATTTGTTGATGTTCACGGGGATAACGGGAAGGTCGCCTTTTGTTTTTACCTTGCTTGCCTGTTTCGTGATATTATTGTAAATAAATTTCGTGTGTTTCCTTTGCTGAACATGTTCGGGCCAAAAGGATCTGGTAAATCAGGATGCGCGGAGTCGCTCGCGCAAATGTTTGGAGTCTTGGGAGAAACTCCGAATTTATTCACGGCCACGAAAGCTGCTCTTGGCGATCACGTCGCCGCTGCCGCTAATGCCTTGTGTGTCGTTGATGAATACAGAAACGATATGGAAGTAGAAAAACGGGAATTTTTAAAAGGTATTTGGGGCGGATCCGGGCGAACCCGGATTAACATGGATAAAGATAAAAAGCGGGAGACGACAGCAGTGGATCAGGGTGTTGTCGTCTGCGGGCAACAAATGGCGGATGCAGATACGGCTCTTTTAACTCGGTTTATTTTCCTTGGCTTCATGAATGACACTCACACCCCGGAAGAGAAAAAGAGATATCAGGAATTAAAAGAGATAGAGAAGCGGGGGATAACGCATTTGACTAACCGTATATTAAAGTTACGCTCTTGTTTCACGGATGGTTATTCGGCCGCTCTTAAAAAAACACAGGCGAAAATGGAAGCAATAATGAAAGGCCGTGATATCATGGACCGGATTTTTAACAACTGGATGATGGTTCTTGCCGCTTATACTGCCCTGGAAGATTACCTTGAATTACCCTGGTCATGGGATGAATTAATTGAAAAAGCTTGTGATTTAATGATAGTACAGGGAAAGGAAAGTGAACAAAATGATGATCTCGGAAAATTCTGGAGAGTAATTCAATTCCTCGCTTCTTCTAATTACATTTTCGAGGGAGGGGATTACAAGTTTGTTTACGAGAAAAAGATTAAGCGTATTTATAGCGAGGGTGACTCGTGGAAAAAGGAAGACATTTCATTCAGTGAACCCAAAGAGCTTATTTATTTAAACACGAGTCGAATATTCTCTTTTTATAGAGAAAGAGTGTTAAAAGAGGGGGAGAAGCCGTTACCAGAATCGACAATTCAGAGCTATTTAAAAAACACGAAAGCGTTCATTTGCGATACAAAGAAGGTATATTTTAATCGAGTTGATCCAAAGACAGGGATTCAAGAATTAGACGAGAATAAAAAGAAAAAATACACGAGCACTTCTGCTTTCGTGTTCGACTACTCTCTTTTACCTTTATCAATTCGGAATGAGACGAAAAACGAGGGCACGATAGAGACAGAAAATATAACAACTACTGACGAACCACAACAAAAACTACCTTTTTAAATTCAGCCCGTCTAAACATAGACGGGCTTTTAAATTCCCGGTATCGATAGATGCCGGACCTTTTTTGCTGCATGGCAGCACCAACGTTTATCCTTTTGCTATGCAAAAGGATTCCGTTTTAATTATAATCACAAATGTCGTCGGAATCCCCCCTTCCACCCCCCTTAAAAAAATACCTTTTAGGCAAATGGAAGCATTACAAACCTTGCGAATAATTATAACACGTTATAATTTTCTTGTATTCGCTTACTTTATTTACTTTACTTACTTTATTTCGTTATATGTTATTGTAACTACGGAACTTACACCACGATAATGATGACATATTTACTTACTTTATCTTACTTTACTTACTTTATCTAATACTTATATAGTAAGTAAATAAAATAATCGAGTAAGACATTTGCTGTATAATATACTTAATATCAATTACATATGTAAATAAAGTAAGTAAAGTAAGTAAAGTAGGCAAAATATAGAGTATACATTTATATCGTGGATAATTTTCTCGAAAAAAATAGCTCATAAATTTTTATAATTGGATAAAATTCAGTAACTTATTTATAGTTTTGATTATCATTTGTTTAAATATTATTACGTACAAAAGTATAATCGTACGAAAAAAACGGAGTTTTTGGTAAGGATTAATTGTTGCAAATGGTACTCTTTAAACAGGTAAATTGTATTAAGTCCTTCGTTATTTCGGCAATATTTAGTATATTTATATCATAAAATCAGATAGTTATGAGTAATGTTATCCTAACTTTAAATTTAAAACCCTACCTCGAGGATTTTTGTCGTCACGAGCTAAAAACGGACAAAGAAGGTAATATTATCTTGTCGAGACATAGTGATATCGGGAAAATGATATTCTCGCATATACTGACTTCCGGATCCGCCCCGGCTAAACCGGTGTTGGATCACCCGGTTAAATTCTTGCTTCTCACGAACGCTTATAATACTGCTTTTATAAAATATCGTTTTTGTTTTGTCGACAAATGGGGCGAGCAAAAGATAAACGATTATCTCGAGGCTGAATTTCGGCAGAGGATACGTCTTATTTTCGAGGCTGGCTACTCCCGAAAATGTAGCCAGAAGGAAATCATAGAAGCGATAATGGAGGAGTATAATATCAAAAATTGTGCTTTGAATTACGAGACAATTAAAAAATCTGACTATCGAAACCAGAAAAAAGTTCGTAAAGCGTTATATGATGTTATTAAATCTATTGTATACTAAGTAATTATAAAATATTTCACGCTTTTTGCTTGTTTGTTTAGTAAAAAGCGTGAAAGAGCGATTAAAAAATACGGGATGAAAAATTTTTCAATAATAAAAAGCATCGAGGTTGCTCTTTTAAGGAATTGCAAATTACCAGACTATAAATTTTCCACTATTGCTCGAGAAAATATATTACGCCCTGGTTATCGTTTCATTAACATACCGGGGATAAAAAAAGAATCTTCATCTTTTGTTGAAACGGAAAAAGAGAGTGAAGGTGGTTTTTATTTCGAGAAAAGTGTTAAGCTTGATATATCAAAACTTCGTCCGGAAGTCTCCTCCTTGTTAGATCAGGTAAGTAATAACAAGTTAGTTGCTGTTATCACGGACGGGAACAATATTTCTCATCTTGTATTCCCAGTCAAGCGAATTATTAAAAGAACAATCCCGGGAACGGTTAAAAAAGCAAATGTTACGTCTATTGAATTTTCCGGTAAAAGCATGTATGAATCTCCTTTTGTTATTTAATATATCGTCCTTTCAATTCGATCTTTCTTGTCGTAGTATTGTTTATTGATAATCAATAAAAAACGTAACAATACTATGAATAAATCTTATTACAAGATACAATACAAATCCGAGATAGAGGCAGATGTTTTAATTTACGGGGTGATCGGTGATAGTTGGTTCGAGGAATCGATAACGGCAAAAAGATTTGTTTCGGAATTTAAAGAACTCGAGAAAACGTGTTCAAGGGTTAATATTCATATTAATTCCCCGGGTGGAAGTGTTTTTGACGGTCTCGCGATATTCAATGCAATTCAACAATCGAAAGTTCAAATACATACCTACAATGATGGTTTAGCTGCATCGATGGGGGCAATTATCCTATTGTCCGGGGGTACGGTTCATTCCGCCAAAAACGCTCTTGTTATGTTACACTCCCCGATGGGGGGCGTGTATGGAACCGAGAAGGATATACAAAACTATCTTTCCGTGCTGGAAAAGGTTAAAGGGTCGCTTGTTTCTTGTATTAGTTCTAAATCTGGGGCAAAGCCGGAAGATATCGAGAAAAAATATTTTGACTTTGCCGACCATTGGCTTACGGCGGAAGAGGCAAAGAACGAGGGTTTTATCGACGAGATAGAGAGTAACGAGGCTAAAGTTCCGGAAAATGTCTCGAGCATGTCTTACACGGACATCGTTAACGAGTTTGATTCCCTCATGCGTTCTCCACGTCGTGTAAACATCCTAAGCTGGTTTAATAATCTATTTGATAAGAAAGAAAACGAGATGAATTTAAGTGAGTTAATAAAGGTGTGTAACCTCGATAGCAATTCGACCGAAGCGGATGTGATTGCTTTTGTACAAACACTCGTGTCTAATTCAACAGAATTGGAGACGGTTAGAAATGATCTGGAAACGGAACGTGATTCCCATGCTGAAACAAAAAATCAGTTGGATGAAGCTAAAAAACAGATTGAGAATCTGAAAAATGCCCCGGGGGATGAAACTATTGACGTGACAAAGAAAACGGACGATGATAGTTCACGGGTGACATCTGACCGGTTAAGTAAAGACGATATCGAACTTTTTAAAAACATTTGATTTATGCCTAACACGATTACTGAAAAACTTGTTGGTTCCGCGGAGAAATACCGGAAACAGCTTTTACAGCTCCCCGCGATAGGGGTCAGCGACGCCCTAATCCACATGACTCCTCGCCCGGGAGTTAGTCACAAGGAAACTACCGGTTGGATGACGGGAGATTTTGAACTTCGCCCGTATACTGGCGAAAAAAACGCGGGGAAAAATATTGGTTTGGATGCTCGTACCATTGAAACGTTTCTTGGTTCTTGTGTCGAGGAATTTGACCCGAACATTCTTCGTGATACTATTTACGCGCAACTTTACGCTAAAGGTGGGAAAATCGAAGATGCCGAGATTCATAAGGGGATCCTGATGAAAATCATGAAAACTTTATTGAAAAAATTGAATAAAAATCTTTTTTCTGCGGTTCGAAAAGATTCAGGGACGACGACTTCCGACCTGTTTAATGGTTTTGATACTATTACAAAAAAAGAGATCACGGCAGGAAATATTGCGGCGGCAAAAGGAAATTACAAGGAAATAGAGATTGTTACCGCGCAAAATGCTGTTGACATTCTAAAATCTGTTTACCGTGCTGCATCTGATGAGCTTAGAAACGAGGAGAGTAAATTGTTTATCCCGCAGACCGTTTACGATGCTTATTGTGATGATTACCAAACAACTGTTGGGGCTGCTCCTTATAATAAAGCGTTTGAAAAAACATTTTTGGAAGGTTCGCAAAACATGTGCGAGTTAGTACCTCTTGTATCTAAAAAAGGATCTGACTATTTCCAATTGACAACGAAAGATAACATGTTATACGGGTACGGTAATGGTGTCGAGAAAGAAACTGTACGTGTTCGAGAGGGAGATAACCCGTTTTTGTTGCAGTTTGTTGCCGCTATGTTTTTCGGTGTAGAGTACGAATACATCGGGGAAGAGAAATTGTTGATTGCAGAACAAAAAGCTCCGGTAAATACCGGCGCGTAAGAAAGGAGGTATATATGTCTTTTTATGCGGATTTAGTTTGGGAACAAGGAAAAAAGAATCTTCCAGGGTTGAAAAGCGTGGCTTACTTTATTAATAAAAGTAAAATTACAGCGTGGCCTGTTCTGGAGGATAGTGAAAATGCTGCCGGGTGTAGCACGTACAAGGGTGATTTTACCCTGTTGGAGGCTGCAAAATGGAATAAAGTTGATGTAATCCAGCGAAAGAACTCGCTGACTTCCGAGCCCCAGGGGGAGAGGGAGTCCACGACGGTTTTAAATAAACTTAGCGTTAAACATGCCGGAACCGACGAGGAAGCTATCTCCTTGCAACGCTATGGAAACCGGGAAGATCTCGTTTGGCTAATTCAGGATATGAATAGTAAAGATAAATTCCGTGTAGTCGGTAGCGAGATCTTTGACACGATCACGAAAATTTCGCTAAATCTCGGGTCCGAGGCGACAAGCGAGAAAGCCACGACAATTGAGGTCGAGGCAACGGATGAATGTTTGCCATTTTATACCGGTAAGATTGTGACGGCTGACGGGGATATTAATGCCCCGGTTGCACCACCTTCCGGGGGAGCGTAAATGATTATATTTTAAATTAAAAGCCTGTCATGAGCGTGACAGGCTTTCGTCCTTTAATACGATTCTCCTCCTTTTTAATTTTAAAATAAAAATGGTCAGAAAAAAAGAAGAAGTACCGGAAAATATCTTACCGGAGATTTCCGGGAACCGGAAGAAAGATTTGCAGTCTTTTTTAAAGAAAAAGAATGTCGAGTTCGGTATACAACTTTTAAAGCATTACGTTCCCCGTAATCGCCGTTTGATAGCGTATTGCGAGACAAGTAAAGACAAGAAATACATTACAGAAAATTTAAAAGCGATATTGATATGAAAACAATACAAGAATGGTTTTATACCGGTAAGGATTACGAGGAAGGACTTCTACTACTCGCCCGATTCTCTAAAAATAGAGTTTTATTGCAAAATCTATCCCGTAAAAAAATGCAATTAAAGCTCGAGTACGAGCTTAATAAAATTGCCGGGATAAATAAACAATCGGAAGTTAAAGAACCCGTTAAAACGAATTATTCTACTATTCCCCGGTTATTAACTTCCCGAATTGATCCGAAGGATTTACCAGAACATTTACGCGTGTTATGGGAAGAAACCGCCGAGAAGTATCGCTTAAGCAGGGGAATTCATGAACAATTAAAATTAATGACAGCCGCCGGACTGCGTACACCGCTTATAGAACAGTTAGAAAATTACCGCAAAGAAATTCGAGCGAATTGGAATGTTATCGACGCGTGGGTATCTGAACAAAACGAGGGAGTACAACCAGTAAAAATAGACGAGAAGCGAATTAGTGCTAATCGAAAATATCTAAGTGAAGGAAAAAAGGCAGTAATGACTTTATTCGGTGCGATTCGAGCGAAGAAACTTGAAGCAATGCAACGTCGGATTAACGAGTTGCTTTCTGCCGGTGAAAATTTTGCCCCAGAAAATCAAAAAGAACTTGAAGCTTTAGGATTAGTTTTCAATGTCTAAACAAGATACGTTAGGGCTTTTACATGATAATATGTTCCGTAAAGATGAATCTTTAACGGAAAAGCAAAAAGAAATGATACGGCGGTATGAGACTGCCTTTACTTTTTGGTTAGATAAACCGTGGATTTCAGATAAAGAAGTGCGGAATTTTTTAATGAGTCATTACGGGATATCTATGTCACAAGCCTATGTTGATATTAAGAACTTGCAATTTTTATTTGGTAAGGTTCGTAACGCCAGTAAAGAATGGTATCGATACATGGCTAACGAATTAATTAAAGAAGCGGTAAGTGAACTTGAAGATACGGATGGGGATCCGGAACTCGTTGGTTCGGCAGTATTTATCGCGAGAACAAAAATTGCCGCGGCAGAAGCTTTGGTAAAAATTAATCGCCTTAATAAGATTGATGCCGATCCTTTCGATTGGGAGCAGATTAAATTACCTGAATTTGAGCCGACAAATGATCCTGTTGAAGCGGGGATATTAACTGGAACAACACGTGCTGAATTATCCGAAAAGATTCGAAAGATGGAGGAAAAATACTCCACGCAAATTGAGATAAATGATATACCCTATGAAGATGTCTCCGGAGATTAAAAAGCAATATTTTAATACCCCTCAAATGGAGTGTATGTATATAGCCGCGAACACATCGGTTGTAGTTGGAGGACGACGCTTGGGAAAAAGCCATGGATTTGGGGCTCCTTTTATTCTTCGCAACATGAAATATATGTCAGGTAGCACGGGAGGTGTCGTGGGGACTTCATACCAACAATTATTAACTCGGACTTTACCTGGAACATTAAATGCCCTTCGACAATGGAATATACAGAGGGATGTACATTATTTCATTGGTCGTAAACCTCCTGCTTCTGCAAATTTTAAAGAACCTGCTTTACCGCCAGCTTCATACGATAATTCGATCGTGTTCTGGAATGGAACTTTATTAAAATTAATTTCTCAGGATCGTCCGGGTACTTCTAATTCCTTAACATTGGACTGGGGGTATTTTGATGAAGCAAAATTTTTAGATTACGATAAATTAAAGGATGAAACCTTCCAGGCAATGGGGGGGTATTCTCCTCGATTCCGTGATTGCCCCTGGTATCGCTCAAAATTGATAATCTCGGATATGCCTACGACCAAAAAAGGTTCTTGGTTTTTGGCATATAAAAATATGATGGACGAGGAATTAATTGATACGATACAATATCTTGTTGTTGAAAAATTCCGGTTGCAAACAAAAGTAAAAACAGAAGGATGGACAGATTCATTACAACGTTATTATAAGTATATAATTAAGGAGATGGCCCGCCTTCGTTCTGTTGCTGTTTTATATCGTGAATGGTCTTCTATTCAAAATTTGGCATTATTGGGAGAGAAATATATTCGCGACTTAAAGCGAGATCTTCCACCGATGGTGTTTTTGACGTCAATAATGTCAAAACGTGTGACGAAATTATTAGGCGGCTTTTATTCTAATCTTGGTGAAAAGCATTACTATACTTATTTTAATAATTCATACTTGGATAATTGTAATTTTGATTTTAATAAATTGCAGGATGAAAATTGTTTGCAGGATGGAGATTTAAATTTTAATAGACCGATTTGTATAGCTTTTGATTATAACGCTAATATCAATTGGCTTGTTTGCGGGCAAGATATTGACATGACAATGCGTACTCTTAAATCCTTCTATGTGAAATATGAACGGAAGCTTAGAGAAGTTGTACAGGATTTTTGTAATTATTATAGATTTCATGCCACCCGTGAGGTTGTATATTATTTTGATAGTACGGCGATCGGGAATAATTACGCGGTTAATGCTGATGATTTTGCGTCTACGGTTCAGGATGAATTTCAAAAACAAGGTTGGACTGTTTATCCTGTTTACATTGGTCAACCAATGTCTCATCGGGAAAAGCATAAGATTATAAATGAAGCTTTTACAGGTCAAGGAAATTATCTTTATCCTCAAATAAACAAACCGCATAATGAAGCCCTTGTTCTGGCAATGGAACAAGCGGGAGTTCGGATTGGAACCCGAGGTTTTGAAAAAGATAAATCCGGGGAAAAATACGCCGAAACCGAAGAAGATCTTTTGCAGTACCGTACTGATGGAACCGACGCTTGGGACACTCTTTTTATCGGCATGAACAAATTCCCGCATCAATCTGGATCTATGTTTGGGCTTGTCTCTGTTTTGTCGTAATTGCTATAAATACAATGTGCTACGGGTATTTATATCCGTTTTTTTTGTTTCAGATTTTAATGTTTTTCAGTTTTTAAAATTCTATATCGCTAATAGCTATTATGTTATTGTTAAAAATATCCCACATTTTTCCATTTTTCAGGCTCCCGACCCCGCACCGCCCTAAGCTTGCTTTTGGTAATCGAGGGGTATGTTTTTACGCTATATGATATGGCTTTTGTTTGATAATCATATGATTACCTGATGCGTTTAGATGGTAATCGAGATTGTTTTCTTGTCCTTTCAATTTGTCGTGTTACTATTTACCTTGCTATAAAAATATATTATGATATCTATTTATAACGTAAGGTTAATTCTCGAGAGTAAAAAGGAAGTTGATCTTAAATACTGGGATAAAGAAGGGAATATTGTGGAAGCAAATGGTGTCGTGTGTACTTCGAGTTACAAGGAAAATAACACGTTTAATCTTTTGCACGTTATTTCCAAGGAGGTACGAACTATCCGTGCATGGAATATTTTTGAATTTAACGGGGTGGAGGTTATGCTATGAATAATAATGTTTTTATTTTGGAAGTAAGTAGCGATATCGCCGCAATAGTTAATGAAGCGTCGACGGCGGATCTTTTTGATAAGGAAGCAAAGGAACCTGTTGTAATAAAAGGATCATCGAGAGGTTACGTGGAGTGGGGGAATGATAATAATTTGCCTTTACTCATCCGGGACAAAGTGTTCGACAGTGATGTTATGAGCCCTAACATGCTGTTTAATATTTTGACTTGTTACGGGCGTGGGGTAAAGGTTCTTGATAAGGATGGTAATAAGATTACTGACGAAAAAATAAAAACGTTTTTTAAGCGGAACCGGTTAGTTCCGTTGATGTGGGAAGCTATCACGGATCTTAAGTTTTGGAATTTTGCCGTTATCGTGTTGATTTTAGATAGAGAGGGGACTAACGTTGTACAAGTCGTGCATAAGGAGGCAATGTTTATTCGTTTCGAGACGTGTAATCCCAAAACGGGGAAAATTGAAAAAGTATTGTACGCTAATTGGGATGATAACGAGAATAGTAAAGATCCAGAGATTATTGATTTGTTAGATATTCGAGATCCATGGGGAGATCTCATGATAAGATTAGGACGTTTACCGAATTCAGAGGGAAAATTTGTTAAGGGAGACTGTAAGAAATTTGCCTTTCTTGTAAAAATTCCGAGCCCGGGTAACAAGTATTACCCGTTTGCATACTGGATGTCGACTTTACGTTCGGGGTGGTACGACCTTAGCGTTATGGTCCCGCGGGTAAAAAAGGCGCACATGCGTTCAGGCATGAAAATTCGCTATCACGTCGAAATTGATAAAGAATTTTGGAATTATCTTTATCAAAGTGAAGGTATAACCGATCCGGAGGAAAAACAAAATCGCCGAAAGAAAGAAATTGAAAGCATAAAAAATTTTCTTTCTGGATTAGAAACAGGAGATAAAGTCTGGTTTTCAGGGTATTATATTGATCCTAATAGGGTCGAGCATCACATGGTTAAGATAACGGTTATTGACACGAAAAAAGAGGGAGGAGATTGGATCGAGGATGCAGAGGAAGCGGCAAATTTCTTGTGTTACGCGCAGGGGGTGCATCCTCACTTGAATGGGGCTACCCCTGGCAAAAATAAAGGATCTCAGTCGGGATCTGATAAACGCGAACTGTTTACCATGAAACAAGCGATTGAAAAACCCGTGCGGGACTTGTTGCTTGAACCCTTACAACTTGTCGCGGACGTGAATAAATGGGATATTAGCTTTGAAATTCCCGACATCATGCTCACTACTTTAGACCAGGGGACGGATGCCAAAGAAGTTTCACGAAATAATAACGAAAATGATATTACAGAGTAAAGAACAGTTTGTAAAGTATGTTCCCACGGCGGTGGCTTCGGCGTGGGAAGACCTGATAACTTATGTTGAAGCTTCTGAAAGGTGGCTTAGAACAGAGGTACTTGGTAACGTGTTATATCTTGAAATACATGATACCCCCGGAAAACATGGTGATCTTTTAGACACGTGCATGAAAATAATTAGCCTTGATGCTTACCGACGTGCTATCCCTTTCCTTGATCTTGTTCAGAATGCCAATGGTTTTGCTGTCGTGAGTTCTGATAATCTTGCTCCCGCGTCTCGAGATCGTGTAAACAGGTTAATAGAGGCAACGATAAAAGAAAGAGATGAAGAGATAGAAGTTTTAATATCGTACTTGGAAGACACTACAAGTTATCATGACGCCTGGAAAGGTTCTAAGGCGTTTTCAGTACTTAGCGATTGTCTAATCACCACGGCGAAAGAATTAAAATTACTTTGTAACTGGTACGGGACCAGAACGGACTTTTTAAAATTAAAACCTGATCTCTTGCTTCGATCTTATACCGACATCGGAAAATGGATTGGTCGGGAATACATAGATGAACTTGTAGAACAACAGAGAGACGGCGATCTCACGTCAGATAATAAAACTGTAATCAATTTTTTGAAAGTAGTCTTGGCTAACTTTGTAGTAGGGGATCCAGTTAACGCTAATCGCTCGCTCGAGGATGTAATCACGTTTCTTGATAAAAATGTCTCTAAATACCCGACATACGGGAATAGTGTCGAGTATAAAGTCCGTCACGCTGAAAAATTTGAAAATAGTACTGGTAACCCGTTTTTTATCCTTGGAGGAATATGAAAACAATAAATTTAACGATCCCGAGAAGTTGGGATAAACTAACACCGTCGCAACTTGTTTTTATTTCTTCCTTGTTTCTACAAGGATTAACAAAACAGGCTTTTTTACTTAAAGCGTTTATATGTCTCGCAGGTTTAAAAATTCTCCCGGGGCGTTTCGGAACAAAGTATAACCCATCTTATTTGTTTGCACGTGGGAAAGATAAATTTTCATTGCGATTAGGACAAATCATTTATTTTAGTAAAGATTGCGAGTTTCTTTTACGGGAAAGAGATAGGTTCAATCCCGTGCCGGCGATCGGGGGAAGAAAAGCCCGATCTGTTTTAATGCACGACGCGAACTTTTCAGAGTTTATATCCGCTCTCGTGTATTATAATCAGGTTAATAAATTACCGGATGATCGAGTTACTTTACTAAAATTATGTGCTGTAATGTACCCTGATCGAAGCTGGGACCCAGATAACATTAAGATAGATTGTTTTAAAGAAGAGACTAATGAAACATGCTACACGTCATATCTTTGGTTTGGCTTCGTTTTAAATCGTGTGGCCTCGGAATGCCCGGATCTATTTCGCGCGGGGGAAAATAATTCGGAACCGGTATCACTTCGGGACAACGTGCACGCGATGTATAACCTTGTAACGGGAGGGGATATAACTAAAGAAAAGGAAGTAGCGAAACTTCCCGTGTGGCGGGTGCTATGTGACATGAACGATAAAGCCAGAAACATTAAGGAAATGAATGAAAAACTTAATAGCAATGGAATTTGATATTGTTGATTATCTTGGAAAGCTTAAAAATGAATTGAAGGCATTAGATTCTTTTGAATTTTGTCGGGTTTCGGATGTAAAATTAATGGAGGAAGTTCTACAATCTTACAAGCGTGCATCTTCTTTTTTTGTCGTTTTGGACAATCAAGACGGGATATTGTTTCAGGGTGACGGGGCTGGATGGTTTGAACGACGTCCGGTTACTATTTTTTTGTTAAGCAAATTGGGAAAGTGGCCGGATATGGATGGTCGAGGTCGTAGTTTATATATAGTTAGATTACTCTACAAAAGTATAGTGTCCAGACTTATTAGAGACGCGGAAATGCTCGAGTCTTTGCAATACCTTAATGTTGAGAATATTCCTTTCGATGAAGTTCCAGGTGATTTTTGTGGTGGAATGGCCGGTTTATTCTTCACGTTCACGATAGATATTCCTGTAAGTCTTGCATACGATGAAACAGAGTGGAGGTAATTTCGTGGAATCGCTCGAGGCGTGGAGTGATATAACCATGAAGGTATTATTACAACGTCTCGACGTGCTCGGTTTTAGTCTTGCCTCGGAACACCTTATTGATTCTCTTAAAAGGGGCAGATTAACCCTTAATGATAAAGGTAATGAGATTTATAATATAACAATGTCTTTTAATCTTTACGGTCGCTTTGTTGATATGGGTGTTGGTCGGGGTTTTTATAAAGGTAATAGCGGGAATGTTGAGTCTAACCGTTCAAGTAAAGAATGGTTGTCTCGTTACTGGTGGGCACAAATGCATAGATTAAAAGAAATCACGCGAGATAAGTTTACAAGTGAAGCATCCGTTGCAATCCTCGATGAGTTGGATAAAATTTCCGGTGGAACTAAGACGCAAAAGGGATTTTATTATGCCGTGCAGCAATCTAAACGTAACGCTCGTAATTATGCCCGTCGTCGATCAATGCCGGGTCGGTGGACTAATAATCATAAAACTTGGAAACCATTTTAAAATTTTCTTTGTAAAATAGTTGTAGGTAATAAATTTATTACCTATATTTGTATGTATAAAAATTAAGAATATGCCTACATTATTTATATTGTTTGGATTAAGATTCTTTTTCTGGTCCCGGGAACATCGCCCAATTCACGTGCATGTTGAAAACTCGGACGGGATAGCAAAATTTCAGATCGATCCGGAAGTGATTTTGATCGAGAACAAGGGGATTAAGAATAAGGACGTAAAGATAGCGGAAGCTATAATCGAGGAAAACAGAGAAATTATTATAGAACGTTGGAAAGAGTTTATCGGGGAATAATTCCGGTTCTGTTTCCGTAAAATTTTAGGTTATGGAAATAAAAAAACTTTGGTTTAAAGATGAATATATTTGGATCCGTAATGAGAGTGGAGAAGATTTAAAGCAATCTCTCAAGTGGTACCCTCGTTTGGTTAATGCCACGGCCGAGCAAAGGGCCAATTATAAATTGTCTGCAATGGGTATACATTGGCCGGAACTGGACGAGGACATAAGTTTCGAGAGTTTTTTATTTGATGTCCCAGTTGAGGAACCTGTTAACCGCCTGGGAAGAGTTTTTAAATCTATTCCGGAACTGAATATTTCTAAAATCGCTCGTCGGATTGGTATAAGTCAAAGTATCCTGTCCGCTTATATTAACGGGATAAAAAAGCCATCGAAAGAGCGTGAGGAAAAAATAATAAAGGCTCTACACGATTTGGGGGAAGAATTAAAAGCAGTATGAAAAAATATATAATGGTTTTTGTTATTGCCTGCGTGTCTGTGGCTGTTTCGGTAATTGTAGATTCTGTGCCGGGAGGGATCTTGTTATTATTGTACCTTTTCATTGGCGTGATAGGGTTAGTTTGTATTTACAAATTGCTAAAAAACATACTTTCTTGAACGTCTTGTTTAATGTTAATGATACCCGGGCAATTAGCCCGGTTTTTTTGTGTCCTTTCAAATTTTTTGATCGACTGGTAACTTGCTGAAAAATACAGTTATGGCAAGGAATACCGAACAAACAAAAATAGAAGTCCTCCTTGATGGCCGTCAGGCATCGGATCAACTGAAAGATCTTTCTAAACAGTCAGCCGCTTTACGATTAGAATTAAAAAGGGCTTTCGATGCCAACGATGCTAAGAAAGTTGCAAATACGGAATGGGAATTGAGTAAACTCGATTCACGAATGAAGCTATTACGTAAAGAGTCTGTTAACGTTAAGGCTGTTTTGGATAATCTCTCCGGGGCGACAATGACGGAGCTAAGGCAAGCGATCTCGTCAGTTAATTCACGGCTTAACGGTAAAGCGATAAAGAAGAACTCGATGGAATGGAATGAGCTTGTAGGGATCAAGCGAAAACTTGCTTCACAAGAAAAACAATTACGGGCGGAGATATCCGGTACTGATTCCGTTTTACGTAAAAGTAGTGGAATCTTAAATCAACATAATATTTTGCTTGGTGTAGTTGGTGCAACCCTATTTAAAATACAAGGTGAAGCTCGTAAATCTTTACAGAGCTATAATAATTTTGAGGATAGTTTTCAAAATCTTTCGGCTCTTACCGGGCTAACGGGTGATTCACTTGAATATCTTAAACAACAGGCAAAAGATACTTCTACCGCAACCCTCGAGGGTGGCGTGAGGATTCGCCAGGGGGCCACGAATATCCTCGACGCTTACACGATGATCGGTAGCCAGAGACCCGAATTACTTAAAAATAAAGAGGCGTTGCATGAGGTAACGGTAGAGGCAATTATATTATCCGAGGCGGCAAAGATGGACATTCAACCGGCAGCGCAAGCCCTTACTAATTCTCTTAACCAGTTTAACGCGGAATCTTCCGACGCTCGTCGATATATAAATGTTCTTGCGGCTGGTTCCCAGGCCGGGGCAGGAAATATTAATTACCTTTCGCAGGCAATTGAAAAATCCGGAACTACCGCTAAGCTAATGGGGTTGAATTTTGAAGAACTTGTCGCGTTGATTGAAACGGCAGCCCCGAATTTTAAAGAAGCGGCGGTCGCGGGTAACAGTCTCGATAAAGTAATGCTCGAGATGAAGGCTAAACAAATCGGTTACCGTGACGGAATTTTTGATGTTAACGTGGCCCTGGATGAATTGATCGATCGTTTCAATACTGGTGAAACGTCTGTTGATATTTTCGGGAAGGAACACGCTAAAATGGTAGAGGTCCTTGTTGCTGGCCGGGCGAAATATGCAGAATATTTGCAAGCTGTTTCCGGCACGAATAAAGCCATAGAGCAGGCAGCAACGAATACTGACACGAATAAAGTTAAAACGCAACAATATCTCAACGAGTTGGAAAAGGTTCGTATCGAGATAGGGGAGAAACTTACCCCCGGTATCGGATTGTTAACGCGTGGCGGGACGTCTTTACTTCGTGTATTTGGCGCGTTGGTTGATATTGCTAATAATTACGGGATTTCGCTTGGTGCTCTTGTTGTTACTATTACGATTTTACTCGCTAAAACAAAAATTCTTAACGCTCTTGATTTGGCTCGTAACGCGATTGGAAAAGATTCCGTTCTTGTTGGAAAGGCTAAAATTTTAGGAATGAACGCTCAAATTGCGGCGTTGAAATTACAAACGATTTTCACGGGATCTGCCACAATGGCGGAAAAGAGACATATTGTTGCTATCGAACAAAAAATCGTGGCGATGAAAGCCGCTAACGCCACTATTGCCAAAACGCCATGGGGTCTTATCGCTACTGGTGCGGCGTTGGCGATTGGTTTTATAGTCGATCTCGTGAAAAACACGAATAATTTAACTGAAAGCCAGAAGCGATTATCCGATATAAATAAGCAATATACTGATACGCTAAGGGAACAAACCGGGCAAATGGAGATGTTATTTACCAAACTTAAAACGACAAATTCCGGCACGGAGGAAAGGATAAAATTAGTTGATCGTCTTGCCGAGATTATACCCGATGTTATAGATAAACAAAAGCTATATAACGCCAGTTTACAGGATATAAAACAAACGGAAAAGGAATACCGTTCGGAGCTCGAGAAACGGATTAGGCTGCAAGAAAAAGAAGCACAATTTACCGATCTGGTGAAACAACAAATGGATATAGAGGATGCTCTTGTTAAAGCCAAAGCAAGATTAGATGCTTCCCGGAAGAAAAATGATGAAATTATAAACGGTTTTGATTCTTCCCCTGACGCTCGTGTCAACGCGTTAAAAGCTGTCGGTAAAGTAGAAGAAGAGGTTAGTATGTTAGAAACGCGATTAGAAGAAATAAAAAAATTAAAAGATAATATAGATATATCCTCCTCCCCGGATTATTCCGGACCAATTTTATTACCTGGAGTGAAAATCGAAAATAACAATTGGCGTGATGAAATGGAAAAAGATATCCTCGAGGAGTTAAAGAAAACCGAACGGTTAAAGAAAGAAAACGAGAAAAGGTTAAAAGACCAAAAGGAGTTTCGGGAAAAAGTATTATTCGAGGCTAAAACAGCGTTGGAGCAGGAAGATATTCTTTACGAGAAACGCCTTAAAGATGCTGGTCTCGCCAGTAAAAAAGAGATCGAATTGGAAAGTAAGGATGCTTTAGTATTACAGGCTCTTTACAAAGAGCATCAGGCTAATATTTATAAAATAAAGACCGAGACAGAAACAAAAATAATGCAGGAGCGACAAAAAGCAATAGATAAGGAAATACAAGACCTTAAGGATACTAACGCTCGCGAGCTGTCCGAACTGCATATAAAGCATAACGAGGAATTATCCGCGGAGAATTTAAACACGTCGGAAAAAGCTAAATTGAAAAAGAAACATCGCGAGGAAGAATTAAAGCTTTCTGCCGAGCATGCCAGAAAATTAATTACTCTTATGCAAGGGATGTTAGATGGTAGTAATGTTGTAAATCTTGATTTAGCAGATAAAGTTCTTTCCCCTGGCGAACGTAAAAAACTCGAGAAGGCAATTTTAGAAGCAAAAGAGACTTTGTCGAAATTGAAAATTGGTGATGAAAAAAAGGATGTTGCAATATTAAAGTCCTCCCCCGTTGATGTTTTAGGTATGACTCCAGAGAAATGGGACCTTTTATTCCAAAATTTACGTGATGGGAAATTTGGCGTTGATGAAATTGGAGTTTCCGTTCAGGCTTTAACGAACTTGTGGGGAGTATATAATAATTACATGGTTGCCTCTGAACAACGACAATTAAAAGATTTTGAAAAGAGTTCGAAAAAGAAACGTGCAACTCTTGATAAACAATTAGATGCCGGGCAGATTAGTCAAGAACAATATAATGCTCGGGTTTCTGAACTTGATGCGGAACTTGATGCTAAAAAAGCCGAAATAGAAAATAAACAAGCGAAGCGACAGAAAGAGATGGCGATTGTTAACGTTATAACAAACACGGCGTTAGCAATAATGAAGATTTGGGCAGATGTACCTAAGTTTGATTTCGGTGCGACGACAATGGCATTAACTGCTCTTGTTACAGCTTTGGGAGCGGCGCAAATCGCTACTATCGCCGCTACTCCCCTTCCCGGCGCGGAAAAGGGTGGCTATATAGATGTTGTAAGATCCCAGGACGGGAAGCGTTTCCGGGCAAAAGATAACCCGGATAATCGGGGGTTTGTTGATTCTCCTACTGTTCTTGTTGGAGAATCTGGACGGGAATTTGTCGTGAGTAATGATGCCGTGATGAATCCTACCGTGAAACCGATTCTGGATGTTATTGATACCGCGCAGCGAAGCGGGAATGTTGATAAACTGGACCTTACTCGTTACTTGTTTGTTCCCGGGCGATCCCGGGGAGGAACGGTTGTGGATTCTTCTGATTCATCCGCCGTGTTGTCCGCGGATCCGAGATTTATTGAATTACTGGATGAAAATATACGGATGATGAAAATTCTCGCGAACAAAGAAATAATTTTTAAATGGTATGGTTCCGGAGGCTTCAAAGAGAAGTTTGATAAATCGAACATGTACGATAAAAATACAAGTGTAGGAAGATGAATTTACGTGTTATAATTTCGGACTTGGATGTAGCCTTGCCAATCGACGTGGAGTTGGTTTTAAAATTTCAAAACACTCTACTGGAAGATCGCAACGACGATGTAACGTACCCGTTCACGATCCCGTTAAAGGCGAATAAAAATGTATTCGGGAATATCGATCGAATCGTTCAAAATTCCTTTGATACTGAGTTGCCAGCTGTCGTGCTATTTGGTCCTTACGAATTACTAAGAGGATTCGCGACAATAACAGATATAACATCGAAAGAGGTCGAATTGTATATCAGTACCGCTAAGATGTCGTTTTGGCGAAAAGCAACTAATATAATGGTCCGTGATTGTAATATAGGTTCCGAGGATTTCGCGAACGAGACCGAGGCGGTAATGGCTATGAACAAATCCTTGCAGGGAGAGAAAAATTACGTTACCTGTCCACTCCTCGATGAAAACTTTACTGAAACAACGTTGCTACCGCCTGCCGAGGCATTATTCCAGAAAGTATTTAATCCTTATGATATTAACACGAAACAATTTGCATTCGTCATGAATGGTAAAACGTGCGTGTATCTCCCGTTTATGCGTTTAAAGTTTGTTATTGAAGAACTAATAAAGTGGTTCGGCTATAAAATAGGGAAAAACTGCCTTAACGCTATCGAGGGATTTAACGATATTCTTATTGTTAACCGTTCAGGGATGGTTAGTAAGCCCCGATTATTTAATTTCCGGCATTGTTTACCCTATATTCCCGTGAAAGACTTTTTTGCAGATATAGAGAAAAAATTTAATCTTGTCTTCTGGGTAGATGTAAACCGGAAAGAGATATCGATAGAGAATTTTAATAGCATCTTAACAGGCGAACCTTTTTCTATTCTTGTCGAGAATGGTGTTGATAAAAAATTTGATGATGATAATAAAACGGGTTACAGGTTTAAAGATAAAGACGTTTCGGATTCGACACTCGATAGTATTAAAAGTTCGCTTGAATGGGAGGTCGGGGAAGGTGATTTTAAGCAAATTGATTGCATTTCTACTCCTGTTAATACCGTGCATGACGGAATTAATCGAGGAGCGAACCAGAACAATATCGCGGTTATAAATTATAGTAACGTGAACGTTGACCCGCTTTTTGATAAAAGTGTTGTTTCGGAATTCCGTCTCGCGGTATATCGAGGTTATTATAAAAGAAATGGTTTGCCGGCAAGCACGGAGCCGTACATGTCTCCCGAGCCGGAATGGGATGGATCTACCCCTATAAATTTAACGTGGGTAAGAGGACTTTCTACCTTATACCGGGATAAGGTCAATTTTCTCGTGAAAAGTCAGATGTTGCACGAGATTAAAGTGCAAAGGAAAATCGAGTACATAAGAAGCGTTAAGAATATACTTTGTCGTGCGGTGGTAATCGCTGGACAAAAATATGTAACGAAAGAGGTCGAGATAAAACTTGGCAAAGATAATATCGTGGAGTTCATATATCGTGGATATCCCTTGTAGTTTGTCCTTTATAATCGTGTGTTCGTCTATTACTTTTCTGAAAAATTGAGGCATGAAAATAATACAGCAACCGGAATCACTAAGCTTGTCAGGAAACGTTAAGGATTTTATTCTTTCGGAAGTAACCGGAAGTGTTGAATTTGTTTTAACGTGCGATGCTGTCGAAATTTTGAGGGAAAACTACGAACCTATTGCCGGGAGAGTTGAGATCCCCGTGAAGCTGGTAATTGATGAATTATTGAAAATCTCCATCCCGGATTTTGACTCTGTTATTTACGAGCAAACGAGGGCGGTTAAAACATTTTCGGCGAGAATCGATACACAAATTATAACTTTTACAGTCGTGAAAGGAGGATTTTCTGCGTTGGAATCAACCCCCGTTTTCTTTAAGACTAATTTTTTAACCTGGCAACCACAACAAAAATTTATAATTTCCAATCAGCCGGAATTTTTATCGTATTATACTCAGGAAACCGGGAACCTGAAAATAAAAGGTTACTTCTCGGATAAGGCATTCGAGATTCATACAATTATTTTGGAATCCGCTAAACTTTACGCTTTTAATCTTAATTGGGATATCGTAAACGGTTATTTTTCCAAACAAGTATTGTATTACGACGTTTGGGTAGAAAATCCGGATGGAAACCGGTTAAGTTATATACAACGTTACGTGCTCTCTCCTTTCCATGATAATCAGCAAATTTATTTGTTCGAGAACACTATCGGTGGAATTGATACGGTTTTGTTTTCCGGGTTATTTTCTTCCTCTTTGAAAACGGAAGGTAATCTAAGCACGATAAAAGATGAGACGACGGATAGCGATATAGATATGTCTTGCGTCTACATGCAAAACACGGGATTTTTGCCTTCTAAAGATTACGCCGAGTGGCTACGTGATTTTTTTGTTTCTCCGCAACGATTCCACGTGACGGATTCAGCACGACGAATTTTTATAGAAGAATCGGAAAATAAATTTGAAACGGATAATTTGAATACTTACGAGTTCGAATTCCGATACGCTAAAGAGACAAAATATAATAATATCGTTCGGAACCGGGAATCTCTTCCTGAACTGTTAGAATTTCCCGTTGTTGACGAACTTTTTTTTTTAGCTCCCCGGCTGACCGAGTTTCCTCTTGCTGCGATAGCTGACGATCTTATATTACCAGTTCAGTATGCTTTTGAAAATGCTTGGCGTCGAATTTCCGTCGACGCAATAACTCGGTATGTTTTAGGGTATACTATTGATAATATAGAGACAATAATCGACCTAACAAACTATTGGCAAAAAACAGAACTTGTCCGGGAAGATTTGTATTTAAAATTTCTTGATCGTAAAATTTTTGCTGGATACGCGGATGAAACTGAAAACGCTGAAAAATGGGCTGATCACTTCTTTGAAGATTACATAAATCAGCCTTTACGCACAACAGATGATGTTTTGTTTAACTCTATTTCTGTAAAAGAGTATTGTAGTTCGGAGAATTACGCGTCTGGATTGTTGGGTACAGGTTATATGTTTGATAGTAGAGGATACGGGGAAGTAACAAGACTCGACGTGCGTGAATACCTGTATGTACCCGAGATTATAAAAAATAAAGTTTCCGTTGTCGCGGATGAATTTTGGTTTACCGGTGGTGGTGTCGTGGACACTATCGAATGTACCGGAATGGACCGCTATAAAATTAGTCTTAAACAGGAAAAGGAGGTTCCAGAAATCCCGTGGAAAGAAGGTGATATTTTACGAGGTATATTTAGCTTGGAAACAGGTTTTTCAACTGTTTACTATACCGTTGAAAAAATCGAGGATAAACATGTATTTATCCATGCCGAGAACGCGCCGGAATTTTTTTCATACTTAACGGACTCGTTGTCTAACTATCTTTTAACGGAAGACGGAGCCTATTTGATGGTTAACACCGGTGGATATCCGGACCGATTTTTAACTCTCGCGCGGCAGGGAAACGTTTCGGATCCGGACCGACAAGGAAGTATTTATGTCGATAGTATAAACAAGTATATTAGAGTTCTCGACGGGGTTTCCACCACGACGATAAACTTCGAGAATATTCGTGTGCAGTTGGGAGATCTCTCCGGGCTTGTTTCACCGGTGTTGGGAAAACTAAACGGATTCGGTTTGTACTCGTCGAATGTTTACCTTATCGGAGATTTCATGCTCCGGAACGGCAAAAGTGTGGCGACCGAATTTAATAACGTATCAGAAACCCTTGTTTCTATTTCAACCCGGCTGACCGATACAGAAGCAGCAATCGAAAATACAGTGTCTAAGACCGTGTACGATGCTTATACCCAGTCTACAAGTACCTTGTTATCTCAAATTACGCAGCGAATAACGGATGTAGAAGCAAGTATAGAAAGTACGGTGTCTAAAACTGTCTTTGACGCTTACAAGCAAAGCACAAGCACTTTATTATCGCAAATCACGCAACGAGTAACGGATGTAGAGGCAAGCATAGAAAGTACTGTATCCAAAACGGTTTTTGACGCTTACACGCAGTCCACAAGCACGTTATTGTCCCAGATCACGCAAAAAGTAAATAATAATACCGCGGAACTCGAGTTAACCGTGAAAGCGGACAATGTTATCGCGTCGATAAATGCCTCTGTTGAAAAGGATGGGACATCGGCTTTACGGCTTAAAGGGGATAAAATTGAACTGAACGGGAATACAGTGATGAAAAATAAGTCTGGTTCCGTGATTGACTTTTTGGGAAGTGATAATGATGTCATAAACATAAACGATGGTTTTTTCAGGATAGATAAAAATGGAATGATCTATACTTCCGGGGGCTTTTTTTACGGTTCTGTATCGGAACTTTTCAAGAAAATAGAAACTGAAAATCCTGTCGAAAACCTGGACTTCTCTACTGGATTTAATTTTTCCGGGCAAGCTGCTTACAACGCGTATAAAACTTACGTGCTTCCTGACGATGTAAAGTATCAAGGAGTTAGAGCATCCGTGTTTAATACAGGTGATAGCCGGATGTCCGGGTACATTTATATTAAAATTAAGAATGATAATAACTTTATCTTTCCTTCTGGTGGGTATGATAAAACAGTGAAAACCGTAAAATTAAATTTTACACGGCTACTCGAGTTAAAAGCCGTTCTGGGAAATAATAATACACTGAAATGGTATATACTTAATCACTCGGACTTTACTTACGATTCTCAAGATAATTCAGTGTATTCTAAAGATTTTTGATATGAGTAATTTAATAAATGATAAAGTAGAAAAAAGAGAGGTAAAGATTAGTGATTTACCGCTTGTCTCGAGTTTAGTCGGGTTATCCACGATCGGTGTCGACGCGCAAAATCGCACCGTCCGGGTCGGGTTAGAGTTTATAAAAGCTTCTTCCGATGCCGCTCTCGCGGCCGCGGAACGGTTAAACACCCTATCGGACAACCCGATGAAAATTATAAACGATTTTTGGTATCGTTACAACGAACTGACAGGAAAATACGAGAATACTGGAATGAAAGCTAAAGGCGATCCGGTCCCAGTCGTCGATAGCTTAATTTCTACTTCCACAGTCGACGCTCTTAGTGCTAACCAGGGCCGGGCTTTGAAAAGCCTTGTCGACACCCTTCGAACGGATTTAAACGACTATTTGCCTCTTTCGGCAGGGAATGGTAAACCTCTTACCGGTAAATTATACGCTAATGGAGGAGTGAAATTATCCGTTAAAGGGGTTAGTCTCACAGGAGTAAATTCAACAGGGAGAGAGGAGGCGTTAATATATATTTCATCTACTGATGATGTGGTTGTCGGAGATCAACGTGACAATTTGGTATTACATTCAGTAGCTTCCGATCTTATACACAGAAGAGGCGCATCAGCGGAATACAAGATATGGGATGCATATAACCTTTCGAGTCCAGCTACCACGACGGATTTGAATAGTTATATACCGAGATCTGCTCAGGGTGTTACAACAAGTTTATTAAACTTACAAGGGGGTATATACAGGGGAGGAGCCTCGATGGATGGGGAGTTCGGGTACGCTTGTAATATGCTATTAAGATTTGATTCTGGCGGTACGAATTGGTACACGGGAGGTATTCTATCAATATCAACAGGAGGGGAGCTTAGAGTTGCCGGGGTGAGTAACGGAACATTGAGTGTGTGGCGGGATGTGGCGATGCAAGGAATGTCAAATAATTTCTTGCATAGTGGCAACGAGGTTACCTTTATATCACAAGCGGCAGCTCTCCCCGGCGTGTGGTTGAATTATCGAGGATGTGCGGGTGGAATAACGGATTATTTGCTGGGATCGGGTAAGGCAGACGGTTCATACGCGAATTTAAAAGTTAAAAACCTTTACACGTCGGAGAGTATTTACATACCTAATGGACAAAAACTTAAGTCTTATAGTTCAGAAGGAAATATTGTAGATATGGCATACGTAGCTCCCGGTTCAAATATCCTGGTCCTTGGACATTTAAGTACCCCCGGGGTCTTAATTAGATCCACTAACACAGATATATACCACGCTCGGAATGTAGGTGGCACTGCGACCAATTACAAAATCTGGGATGCATATAATTTATCCTCTCCCGTTACTGGTTCCGGTGGAGTCGCGGGGCAATTAGCCAAATGGTCAGCAGCTACTGCCCTGTCTGGTGGAATAGCGTACAGTTCTGGAAACGTGGCGTCAACGGTAGTGGCCAGGGACGGTAACGGAGCGTTTGCCGCTACTTCTATTAGTGTTACAAACCTAAATGCAACAAACCTTGGCACGGGAGGTAACGCCACGACAATTCATGTCGGTTTAATACCGAGGGCTGTTAATACATGTTATATAGGTTCAGCGGATCGGCCGTTCGCGCAAATGTACTCGGCACATTTCAACGGACATTTGGCAGGATCAGCAGACTTTTGTTGCGACAAAAGAGTAGAGGTAGTTACCGCTATACCTTCCACGACACTCGCTAATACCGTGTATTTTTTAACATAATAGGCAATGGCAGGAATTAGTATAACAGATAGTAGTAATGTTCTAAAAACATTAAAGGATTGTAAGATTACAGATGCGAATAACGTGTTAAAACAAGTCCGGGAAATTTGGGCCACGGACGCGAATAACGTTAAACGTCTCGTTTGGCAAAGAGAGGTAAAAAGAAGTTTCGTGTTGTACTGGGATCCCCGGTCAACGATATCGCAGCAAGAAGAAGAGCAAATAATCGGGACAAACCTGACTGGAACACTTAAAAGCGATCCGGTTACCGTAAATAATTTTCTTGTTATAGCGAAGATGAATCAGTTTGCCGGGTCTTCAGTTAAAGAGTTTATGAACAACCCGTGGGGCGAGATAAAAACTCTTGTACTCCGTTCGAAACTCGATTATTCATTGCTATATGATCTTGTTATTGGTCTATCTTTCGGCCCGATGGCAGATGGCCGAAAAATTCTGGAAGTCCGTGCTGGAGGATCCGGGATCGAAACTATCGAGGGCGTTTCTGACCTGACAAACTACAACTGGCCCGATTCCACGACTGTGCCTATCTACATGCTTATCGGGCACATGGACGAACCGAGCGACGAGGCTGCAAGACTTGTATTAAACTCTTCGTACGCCACCGGCGTGATATAATTATAAACGTTAGAATATTTATTATTAACAACTTAGAAATTAAAATTATGGCAACAACAGCAATTACAACGAAAGTTAATGGTTTGGAGTCAGTTAGCATTAACGTTGAGGCGCAAAATGCCTCGATTAAACTTAAGGGAATATTCTCTCTTAATAGCCAAAAAGTAGTTATTTCTGGCAACGGGGAATTTAGGAAAGTGGACGATGATAGCCACGTCGGAAATTTTAACAAGAATGTTAATCGTTTCGGCTACACGGATATAGAAGAAAACTACCTGAACGATTGCGCGAATCTACTAAAAGCCACGATCACGGACATCGAGGTGAAAGCAGAAGCCGGAAGTATAACTATCTAAAACTTTATTGTTATGGCAAAGGAAAAGACGATTAAGGGAGTGACAAAGTTGAAAAGATTTGAAGTTTTGAACCTGAACGAGGTTTTGAGTAGTAACAAGATAAGCAAGTTGAGTAAAGAGAGTGCTTTTGCCTTGTTAGACATGAAGATCGAGTTAAACAAGCACGTTAACGAGATTAACGAGGCGCAGCGTCTCGCGGCAAATCAGCTTCGTCCGGCAGATTTGAAGGAAGGAGAAAAAAATGAAATTCTCGAAAAAGAATGGAACGACAAATTCCGTGACTTCGCGGAAAAACATCTTAACGAGGAAATAGATGTTAAGCTACAAAAGATTAGCAAAGAACAGTTGCTCGAATTTGTTAAAGAAAATGATTTGAGCCTCGATAGGATTAATGTTTTGCAGTTAATAGTAGAATGAAAGTAGATACAGAGGTACATTTAAATACCTCTGTATCTCTAAAATTTAAATCTATGGAAATAAAGATTTTTTATAATAGTTTTATAGCGAAGCTGTTATTACTATTTTCTACTTGTAGCACGATAATGCTCTTCGGTTCTGTCTTTACGAAAGAATCAGAGTTAAATAATGAAGAAAAGACACATGAATCGATTCATGTCGTGCAGTATTTAGAATGTTTTATACTTGGGACATTGCTTTTATTTGTATTGCTATACTTAGGAGCATCGATATGGTTTATCCTGTTACCGATTATTTGTTATTACATTTTATATCTAATGGAGTGGCTTGTTTCTTTCATCCACCACCTTTTTAGTAAGAGGAAAAAGGATTTTGTAAAAGCTAACGGTAAAGCCTATTGGAGTTCGGCAATGGAAATGGAAGCGTACGATAATCAGAACAATCCTCTTTACCTAAAGACACGAAAGTTTTTCGCATTCGTTAGGTATTACGGAAAAATATAGGATTTTAAGGAGGTGTGAAATGGAAAATTTTAAGGCGTTAGTTGTTAGTGTTATCGCCGGATTGATGGCGTATCTTAATCCAATTTCAGGAGATTTAGTATCGATGTTGACAGTATTTATGCTAAATTTCTTTTTTGGATTATTGGCTGCAATTTTTGTAAATGATGAGAAGTTTAAATTTAAAAAAGCGTGGAAGTGTGTTAAAGAGGCCACTATATTTTTTGTTTTGGTTGTGGCAATATTTTTTATCGGTGAGAAAAAAGGAAATATGGATGGTGCGATACAGTGTGTTAGTTTCGTTACTTATTCTGTTTTCTATTTTTATGGAGTGAACATGCTGCGAAATATAAAGTTGCTGTTTCCCCAGAGCCGCACTATTGCTTTTTTATACGATGTATTGAGCATTGAGTTTGCAAAAAAAATTCCGGGATTGAGTAACTATTTGGGCAAAGAAATTAAAAATGAATCGAAGTGAAATAATAAAGGAACTTAAAGAGTTCTTTGACGTGCGGGAGCTTGTTTGCCCGCATTGTCACAAAAAATTTGGCGATAATAGCTGGCAATTTATAGACACGGAGCTATTACATACCCTCCTAATTGTCCGGCGGGATATACTGAAAGTTCCTATTTATGTTAATAATTATGACTCCGGCGGCTCTTTCTCTCAACGAGGGCTGCGTTGTAATATTTGCCAGATTGTTGAGGATAAAACGAGCAAGGGAGAAGTGTATTTGTCTGCGCACGTTAACGGGTCCGGAGTTGACTTTACGGCTAAAGGAATGACCGCGGAGGAAGCACGAACAATAATAGCCACTAATGTACATTTGTTGCCTTTCCCAATACGATTGGAAAAAGGCGTGAGCTGGATACATTTAGATATCTACGATTATTTGAATGGAAAAAAGATAAATTACTTTTAATATGACGAAATATCTATTGTTTATAATAGTTATTCTTACCGGTTCTCTGGTAATATCTGTAAGGAGTTGTCATGGAATTCGGGAGGACCGGAATAGACTATCCGATAATCAACGAACATTATTGTCTAATGTAGAATATTATCGTACAAAAGATAGCCTTTCCGCCGCTTCCGTCGAGAGACTAACGTTATCAAACCGGGAGTTTACTCGTTATTGCGATGATTTAGAGAAGCAGGTTACGGACCTAAATTTGAAAGTAAGACGATTGCAATCTGTTAGTCAGACGGCAATAGAAACAAAGTATGTTATAAAGACTGTTACTCGTGATAGTATTATTCCAGGGCGGATGGATACGCTGAGATGTATCGATTTTAGGAACGATTATCTTACACTTTCCGGTTGTGTGGATCGGGAGTCCTTTTGCGGGACGATTGAAAGTAGAGACACTCTTGTACAGATCGTTCATCGTGTACCTCGAAAATTTTTATTCATTCGTTGGGGAACGAAAGCAATTCGCCAAGAAGTTATTAGCAAGAATCCTTATAGTAAGATCACTTATTCAAGGTATATTGAATTGAGAAAGTAG